TACTTTCCGGTTTCCCGGTGTGCGTGTCTGCATGACATACCAGGTCTTCAGCACCAGCTTTTCCCCTTCTATCCGGTAGTTTACGGCCAGTGCCTCATCCCTGTAGTATTTCAACAGGCAATAGGTATCAAGCAGATCATGCTTTATCTCATCATTGAGCCACACCTCGTCCGGGGCGTGCAGGGTTTCCAGCATGGCATCCCAGTATCTTATGCGGTTGTCCCGTCCCTTGCCTGCAGTATGGCTGTCGAACTGTTTTTTCTCGACAATGACTTTCCGGCCATCATAATCCGTCAGTACGATTCTTCCGTCTTCGGCGTATGTTTCCCATACCTCCTGTTCACTCCGCCCACTGACAGGGATATTTCCTGAAGCGTCCCTCTTCATGGCCTGTACCCCGGGCAGGTTCCAGCGTTCGGCGGTCATGTCCTTCAGATAGGACGATGCCTGCTGCGGGAACTTGCGGATGTACATCTGGTCGGCTGTGAATACCTGTGCCGAGTCACAACGGTTCACTCCCCAGCCTTGCGCCTCGGCCTTTTTCCATTCGGCCGTTTTCAGGAAGCCGTCCACACGCCGGCGCATCTCTTCAAGATCGACCTTTACCTGGTGCTTCATCCGTCCGGTCACGAGGCACCTGCAGGCCCAACCGTTCGGCGGGTATATTTTGTTCCATCGCGGGTCATTTTCGGGCAGGATGACCCCATGAAGCTTCATGTGTTCCTCACGTACCCTGCCGTCATTCACCGTCAGGTACTCCCAGAAAGGATATACCTTTTTCCTGGTCCGCAATTTCCGGTAGGTAGACATACCTTCGGCTGTGAGCACCGCCGTTTCGTATTCCGTCCTCTGCCAGGTCTTGTTAAACACTTCGGTGGTTTCCTTTGCCCTGCGGTGAAACTCACCAAAGTTTCCGCTTTCCCGGAAGAGCCTGTTCAGTTCCTGTATTTCCGCCAGCGTCTTGGCAGCGGAGAAATGGAACAGGTTCTGCTCCATCGCCATACGGAACAGGTCATCCGACAACTTGTAGGCCACGTCCACATCGGCATTTCTCGGTCCTTCTTCAAATGCCGTTCGAACAGCCTTTAAAAAGTCTTCGGCAAAGAACCGGAAAAGCTCCGGACTGAAACCTGCCAGTTCACCGTTCCATACGGCAGCGATGAGCCTTTCATCCAGGGGGGAGGTATCACTCATGCGGATTATGCCAGCCCCGCCCGGATGCGGGGCCGCCACGAAAAAAGATTTTATCCTTTCCCAAAGCGTACGTTCATCGGCATTCTCCACCGTTCCTACGGGTGTACCATTCCTGACCTGTGGTTTTACCGCTTTGGCCGGCCGGTCATCATTTCCCGTATCGGCTGGTGCCCCCATGAACACTTCCTCCCCGTCCTTCGGTTCGGGGATGCCGTATTTCTCATAGCCGTAACTGCGGGGAATAGGAATCATCGTAGAGAGCGTTTTTAGGTCACTTACGGTAAGCTCGTCCTTCTTGTCCACGAATGAGAACTTTCCGCCATGTACCGGATATCCCCTGCTTTCAAGCAGCGGTACAAGGTATTTGTTCAGCATGCGTATGACAAAACGCCGGTCGCTGCGGTGTTTCTTCTCCTGCACTTCCAGATGTACCTTGCTCTGCGAGAGCGACGCACCGTCTTTGGTGGTCATGGTCTGTCCCAGTACGGTTATGAGTATCTCCTCGTTGCAGGCATTGCGGAAATCGTTATAGAGCGCCCCGTTGCTGCTTCCGCTGAGTGTCGTCTGTTCCACGTCACTCTCTTTCGGGATGACAATGTACGGTGCCGATCCCGCTTCCTCGAATGCCTGTATGAGAAGCCTCCTGCTTTGTTCGTCCATGCTGTTGTACTTTCCTATGCGCTGCGGCATCCCGAAGAGTTCCACGAACTGTGCCCAGTCCCCGAATCCCCCGCGCTTGTATATCACATAGGGAGCCACTTTCAGCAAGAGCCCAAGGTCATTATCCTCTCCCCACTGTATGATCATACCGTCATCGCTGTAACTGATCCCGTCCGTATCGTACTGGCGCCGCAGTATCAGCTTCTCTTTGGGACGTATGTGCTTGCGCGGTATGCTGTTGAAGTCGAACCCGTTCACGAAAGAATATTCGTCTACGGATATTCCCCAGAAAAGGCTCCACATGATCTCTTTCAGCTGGTTCTCGAACTCCACAGTATCTATGAGTTCCGTTATCCGTGGTACTTCCTTCCTGTTTACCGTAAAGTTAATATCGCAGTCGGTTATCGCCTCTATACGTTTGCCGATGGCATCCGTCACAGTCCCGTCCATGAGTATGTCCTCATACAGGTCGTACAGTTTGCTGCGCAGCCCCATGTCAGCCGCCCTGAGCGCACTTTTCCATGTGCCTATGTCGTTTATTCCCCTGTGCACGGGCTGCACCAGTATCTGATTGTATACCGGTGTTACGGCCTTCCTGGACACAGGTTTTTCCTGCCGTTCTTTCCTTTTCCTGTTTGTCATAAAGTTTCCGTTTAAAAGTGGTTGTCACGTTTCCTGTTGCTTCCGAATGCTATTTCCCCGCAGCACCTGCACTCTTGCCGTCCCGGCTGCTCCGGTGCTGCCGGCAGGTTCGGGTTCTGCCTGTTCTGATTGTTCCTGAGCCATTCAATGGCACGATCGTAGCGCTTTTCGCGCATTTCAATATCCACTCCGGCGTTACAGATATTACAGAAGTGCCAGGCGGCTATATCCTTTACAAAGAGCAGCAATATGGGATTGCGTTCCTTTCCCCTGGCGGCGAATATCTTTCCTGTATCGTACTTGGTAAGATATCCCTGTACCTCCTCTATGGCGGCGTCTATGGCCGACATCATCGCCGCATCATCGCCATGGCTGATGGTATCCATATCCTCCTCATAGATGTGGGTTGTCATTTCCTCTACTTCCAAATAAGCCATATATTTTTATTTTTAATGGTTTGTCACATTCTTTTTTTGTTATGGGGGCGTCTTCCTATCCAGTAACTTCCGGCTTCCATGTGGGCGTTCAGCTGCTGGCACATGTAATATCCCCCTTCAATGGCATCCGGTCCGTCTGCCGGTGCCGGCAGTCCGTCGTCGAACAGCCTGAACTGTTCCTCCAGCCGCTGCATGTCCGGATTGTCCTTCTCCCGTATGTTGAAAACGAGCCTTCCCGCCCTGTTCAACGGTTCCAGGTTCCCTTCTATACGCACGAATTTGTCGGGTTTGTCACGCCCGTCGGGTGAGATACTGATGTAATGTCCTTTTTCCTTCCCTTTTGCAAGGAAAAGAGGAACGAATACCTGCTGGTAGAACGGATCCTGCAGTTTGTTATTCTCTATGTAGTTCCTCTGCTGCGTCCTTTCCCTTACGTAGTCCCGCTGATAGTAATACCAGTTCACGAACTCGTCGTTGGTGACATGCCGCAGATATCCGGTATATACATACAGCGTTCCCTCGTATAGCCCCATGAGAAAATTCGCCTTGAAGGAGTTCTTCTTCGCCTTCTTGCCGGTGGTGTTGCTCGGTGCCGGGTCCCCGTAACTGACAATATATTTGAGCTTGCCTATGGGCGGGCATTCTCCCCAGCGTATCTCCTTGAAGTAGGAACCCTCCACCACCGGATTATTGAAACACTCCTTCTGCCCGCTGGCGAGGCTCACCTGTGCCAGCACCTCGTCTATCGTCTCCTCAGTGTTCTTTTCCGGCCATACGGACGTTCCGAACTGGTAATCCGCCTGCGGATCGGGATTATTGATATCCACCATGCGTATATTGATGATATCCCAGTTTCCGATAGGCTTCTCCCTTGCTGCCAGTTCCCTTGCCTTGTTACCTGCACGTGAGACGCAGCAGTCCTTTGCGATGACGTTCCCCGTCCAGACGGTAAGCAGCGCCTCGCTGATGGAGCGGGTGAAGAACAGCGCCTGCTCGAACCAGTTCCATTTGTTGTTCACTATCTCCGGATTGCGGCATTCCTCGTCGGTATCGTAGTCATCCATGAGCAATACGTCCGGGCGTACCTCGTCCATTTTGACTCCGCGCGGTGACTGTCCCCAGCCCATCGCCATGAACGACACGCGGGTGCTGAGGGTGAAATAGTCCTCCGTCCATTTGTCACCGATGAGGTTGCCGTAGAAATATTTCAGCCGCTCGTTCGCCTCGAACTGCGCCCGGTACTGGTTCAGCAGCTTCCTTGCGCCGTCATTGGTCGCCGAGGTCATGATGACGCACCGCTTGTTTTTCTTCACGATGACCAGGTACAGCACGATGAACATCACGATGGTGGACTTTGCCAGCTCACGCGCCCAGCTCAGCACTTCGTACCAGTTCCCGTCGGAATGCCCGATGATGCGCCTGATGGCTTTCTTCTGGAATCCTGCAAACTCGTATTTGGCATATCTGTAAAACATGAACTTCGCCCATGCTACAGGGTCCGCTTCCAGTTCGCGCAATTTCCTTGCCTTTTCTTCTCCGGTCATGGTGAAGTCTACGGCGGTCTGTGTACGTATCTGCCTCAGGGTTTCTTCCCAGTCGTCGGAGAGTGTCCTGTTGTTTCCTGTCAGTCTCTTTTTTGCCATGGCGTTACCTTAATTTCTCCTTTACAAATTCGTCAAAATAATAACTCAGTTCGATTGCCTTCTGCGGGTCACGCTTGCGCAGCCAGAAAAGGATCTGTTTGCTCACGCTGATGATATCGGCTATGCCGTAGTCCCCTTCCATTTTGGCGATGGCGGCGGAGAGTTTGTTGATGGTGTCGGCTTCGGCGGAAGTGGCATACTTGTCACCACGCTCGGCTATGGCCTTGTTCATTTCCGCTATCTGCATGTAGAGATTGCGTATCTGTTCCTCCCGCGTGGTGGTGACGGCCGCCCGCAGCATTTCCCAGTTACCCTCCTTGCTCCACTTACTCATGGTGACAGGGCTGACACCCACCTTTTCGGCTATCTGCCTGCTTTGCAGTTCTCCCTGCATGTAGAGCATCTTCGCCCAGTCCTTTTTCTGTTGATTCGTTAGTGTCTTGGACATATTTATTCTCTTGATTATTACAGTACAAAGTTAGGCAGCGCATACCGATTAAAATAATCCGCCTGCAACAGTTTCCGTCTACAGGTAAACAGTTTCCACTCGGTAGGAAACTGTTACAGGGCGATTTGCACACCTTCTTTTTATCCCTGAATTTTGCAGCAAACAAAATGAGAAAAGCAATGGGCAAAGCATATACATTCTGTGTACATGACGAATCCGTAAACACTTACGGTTTCCGCATGCTGACTTCGGGGGCCAACCTGGAAGAATTCAAAAAGAATCCCGTGGTACTCTATAACCATAATGACTGGGAAACCCCGATAGGGCGCGGTGAGAACGTGCGTGTGGAGGACGGCAGGATTCTGGTGGACGTTGTATTCGACGAGGAAGACGAAAAAGGACGTACGATAGCCGGCAAGGTGGAGCGCGACTTCCTGCGCATGGCCAGTATCGGCACCTGGCCGCCTGAAGAGATCAGCGATGATCCCGCATTGAAACTTCCGGGACAGACGGGACCCACCGCCACAAGGTGGACCATGCGGGAGGTGTCTGTCTGCCCCATAGGTTCCAACCACAATGCCCTTGCCATGTATGACCGCGCGACAAACAAACGTATAGACTTGTCTGACAGGCAGGCGCTTGTCAGGCTGATGGATAAGGAATTCAGTATTAACCATAAAAGAGAGAACAATATGAGTTATTTGACACAGATGTTGAAACTGTCGGATTCCGCATCCGACCAGGCTGTCCGGGAAGCCGTACAGGACTTGATTACCCTGCGTGACAACCTGCAGGTCGAGAACGCCACGCTCAAGAGCGAAAAACAGACACTGCAGGAACGTGTGACAGCCTTTGAGACGAAGGAGAAGGAAGCCAATAAACAGAAAGCCGTCGCACTGGTGGACGCGGCAGTGAAAGACGGGCGCATTGACGCCAAAGGACGTGACAGTTGGCTGGAGGACTTTGCCGTTGATTTTGCAAAGGCCGAAGTACGCCTCAGTTCCATTTCCGTACGTCAGTCCGTCAGTTCCCAGGTACAGACTGGGGGAAAGGCCGGAGGAAACGTGCAGCTGGCAGACATGTCTTTCAAGGAGATCCTGGAGAAGGATATGCTCAAGGAACTTAAAAAGGACAGGGACCTCTACCGGGAGAAGTTCCGTGAAGCCTACGGTAAATACCCGGAATAATCATTTTATAAACATAAAGATAAAAAGACAATGAAGACAAAATTCATCTTTTCACTGCTCACAGCGTTGCTGTTCAATTTCGCCACTTCAGGCTTGTTTGCCCAGAGTATCGGCATCGACCACAACCTGATGTTCGGCATCCAGATGGGGCTTTCGCTGGTTCCGTTGCAACTTACCGGCTGCCTGGCGGAGGGCCTTAACAAGGAAATCTGGATTCCCGAGATTATCGAGAAGTTCTATCCGGAAACCTCGTTCGTTTCCGACTCGCGTGATTTCAGCATGTGGACCGATAACGAGTACCTGAACCTGCAGGAAGCGGGTATCGACCCCAGAGTATTCATCGACAATGAGGTATATCCGATACCGGTAGTCGCCCGTGGTGACAAACCCTACAAGATTCCGATGAAACGTTTCGATACGGAAAACACCGTACATATCAACGCCATCGAAATCGAAGAATCCGCCGAAAAACGTAGAAGCGTGGCCGCCGGACACCAGAAGTCACTGCAGATGCAGTTTTCCGAGCTGGCCATCTACAACTGGGCGCCCAAGAAGGATAGTGAAACTACCCCGGTTATAAAAATCAACGACGGCAATGCCAGCAAACAGGGTACCGGTTATGTGGCCATGACCTATGAAAAGGTTCTGGCGCTCTCCACCCAGCTCGACATGATGCTGGTTCCAAAAGAAGGGCGTATCCTGGCACTGCATCCGTACCATGCTACCGACTTGCAGCTTCAAGACCTGGAGATGTTCAAGACGTTCTTCTCTACCGGTTCCATGTTCGGCTTCAAAATTCACGTCACTTCCATGGTGCCTAAATACAACGGTACTACGGGTGAGAAGGTGGAATGGGGTGCTCCTGTCCGCGATACGGACGCTATCGCCTCCACAGTATGGTACCGTGATGCAGTTTGTCGTGCCAAGAGCATGGAGGACATGTACTACCGCCTGAATGATCCGGAATACCGTGGTGATGTCCTGGGCTTCAATATGCGCGGCATCGCATTGCCTATTACAGGCAAGTATCTGGGTGCCATGTTTACCACCAAGAAATCCTAACCCTAAAAATTAAAGAACAATGAGCTATATCAATATGAAATCGCGGAGAAGCTTTGACTTCTTCGCCCCCTATACAGAAGAAGGTGACCGCTGTGTACAGATACCGTTCCCGGTCGCTGTAACCCGTAAAACTGAAGGTAAGTCGCTGGTGCACGACTGCAATCCGCAAATAGTGGATATTGCCGCCGAAACCGCAGCAACCACTTTTGAACTGGACACCCGGGTGCAGGCCGGTTCGTTGCTCATCGTCAGGAATGCCAGCACCAATGCCCAGACCATCGGCAAGGTTGCCTGTGCGGCAAGCAAAGTGACTACGTTGATGTATGACGGAAATGCTTACATCAGTATCGGAACCTCAGAAATCGGAGAATGATGGCAGCACGAGGTTTACGCAACAATAATCCGGGTAACATCCGCCTGTCACGTACTGTGTGGCAGGGGGAAATCCGCCCCTCGCGTGACAGGTCTTTCTGCCAGTTCCGTACGATGGCCTACGGTTATCGTGCCCTGATAAAGTTACTACAGAACTACCGCCGTAACAACGGCTGCCGTACGATAGCGGACTTCATCAACCGCTGGGCGCCTCCTGTGGAAAACAACACTTCCGGCTATATCAGCCGGGTGTGCCGGGAGATGCAGGTTCCGAACACGTATGTGCCCGATGTGAACGACCGGGTAACCATGTGCGCTTTTGCCGCCGCCATCTCACAGGTGGAAAACGGAGTGCCGGCAGTAACGGCGGACGTGGAAGCGGGATGGGAACTGCTCTGATGATTGATAACCCTTAATGATTTCCAGCCATGAATTCAGACCTGATAATGCAGATTCTCCAATGGCTTGTGCCGAGCGGCATTGCCGGTTCCCTCTGGGCATGGCTGAGACATCGGGAGAACAACAAGGTACTCGCCGCCAAGGAGCGGAACGACGCCTATAAGGAAATGTACGACAACCTGTCAGGAACATTAATAGACTTACAGAATGAGAATATTAAACTCTACAAGGCAGTGCGGGAACTTAACCGTACCATTCAGAGGGCTTCTACTTGCCGGCATTATGCTGACTGCCCTATCCGTGGCGAGCTGCAGAAGTCCGGAGCCATTGGTGCGGAACGAGCACAGCCAAAAAGACAGCCTCTCGGGCAGAAGCGGGTTCGCTCTCCTGCAGCAGCCTGTTCCGCCCAGCATGGCGAAGACGAAATTCCCGACGGATATGCTGGAACTGATTCCGGTGGGCACAGGCTTTAGCCGCCGCAGCGGGCAGGCTACGGTGAATGTCACCCGCATATCGGAAGACAGCCTGGAAGTGACGGCTGCCTGCGACAGCCTGGCCCGGCAGATACTCATCCTTACCGAAGAGAACATACGCATCCGTAACGAGCTTTTCAGGGAGAAGGAGAAACCACCACCTGAAACGGTACATGAACCTACCGGCTTCCAGTGGTTCCAGATATGGATCGGGCGTACGGCCGTCGCCGCCCTTCTGCTGGGAATACTCAGACGGCGATTTATTAACCCTTAAACTTGGAATAAACATGGATAAATTAATATTCGGAATGTCGCAGGTCAAATTCTGCGGCCTTGAAATCGGCTGGTTCGACGAACAGGGAGTCACCCCTGCGGGTACCGCCGCTACCCAGGTGGACATCTACGCCGCCCAGGTAAAGGACGGCCCTGTGGCGACAATCACGAGCAATCCGGGAAAGAAGGCCTTTACGGGCAACCTGATTGACATGTCGGCTGAAAACCTTGTGAATACAATCGGAGGGAGCAAGGATGACCAGGGCAACTGGGAGCCGCCCGAGAAATGGGAGAAGACGGGTGTCATGGATATTGTCTGTGACAGCGGCCATACCATCCGCCTTTACAAGGCGAAAGTCACCGGCAATGACTTCGGCGGCGGCGTGAACTCCCAGGGCGTACTCTCCGTCCAGCTCAACATCGAGGTTATGAAGGATGAGAACGGCAAGCGGATGAAGATATTCGCCCCCGGCATCGATCCTGAAACCGGCAAACCGAAACCGTCTGAAGAAGCCTGACGCGTATGGAGCGCCTTGAAATGGAAATCCTCTCGGAAAGGGTAATGCAGGACGGGGGCATCTCGCTTCCCTTGCGCCTTCCCGGCGGAAGGCATATCCGTTGGGTGATGCGTGTCCCCACTTATGCGAGCCTGCTGAATATCGGCCGGATGTACCTGAAACTGGGAGTCCGGTATGACGAGGTGAAGGAATATGACTTCGAGCAGAAAGTGGAGTTCATCACCCGCCACGGGGTGGGCGTGAGCCGCATGGTGGCCTGCGGTATCGTCCGGGGGCGTATCCTCTCCCCGTTGCTGAACCGCCCCGTAGCCTGGATGCTCCGGCACTGGATGCACCCGGCCGCCCTTGAGGAAGCCTGGATAATAGTCGTGCGCATGTTTGGTACTGTCCCTTTCGGAAATATTATCAGATTGGCGGAGACAATCAACCCGATGTCGCCCCTGCTGAGCCACGGAAAAGGATAGAACGGGAGTTAAAGGGCTATATGGAGCCTTCACATAGCCCGTTCGGACTGATAGGACAGATAGCCCGCGATACGGGCTGGAGCATAAGGTATATCCTGCACGGGGTGAACTATCCGACGCTCATGCTGATGTGGCGGGACTGTCCCAGGCATATTCCCGCACGCAGAAAGACGCCCGCCGAACTTTCCCGGGAGATGTCCGCCCGCAGCGGCGGTACCCCGGAAAACATGTCGCCCCTGGAGTTCTTCAGGAGCATGGAGGAAGAGGAATGAAAACTGTTTGTCACATAATAAACCGCTATAAGAAATGCAGCCTATCAAGCTTGAAATATTTCTGGATGACAGGACGCTTGCCGGCATGAAGTCGGCCGAGGGCAACATAGCCGCCCTGGAGAGCTTCAACAGGCAGATGGTCGAACGTCTGCAGGGCGAGCTCAAGCAGCTGGAGAGACAGTACAGGCAGCTGCAGAAGCAGGGCCTTGCCGGTGACAGGGAACTCGCCGACATACAGGCGCTCAAAGGTGTCATCGGCGGCCTGAAGGATGAGATAAAGGCATACGAGGCCGCCAAGAGACAGGCCGGCGAGACGCCCCTTGTGGCGCATGACCCGGCACCGAAGCTGAACCAGGTCAGAATGACCATGGCACAGATCGCCCGGGAGCTTCCCTCGCTGGCCATGGGGCCGCAGATGTTCTTCCTGGCCATATCCAACAACATCCCGATGTTTACGGACGCCGTGAGCAATGCTCGCAAGGAATACGAGCTCATGACGGCCGCAGGAAAGAAGGCGACCCCGGTATGGAAACAGGTGGCAGCTTCGCTGTTCTCCCCGCAAACGGCACTGGCCGCGCTTATTACGCTGACGGTGGTATACGGTAAAGAAATAGGAGAATGGATAAAGGGGCTCTTTGGCGGGAAAAACGCTATGGATGAACTGCGTGAATCCATGCGGGAAACCTATGAGGTGGAAAAAGAGGCGAATGCCACATTCGTGAAAAGCCGGTTTGAGATGGACAGGGTAATCAAGTCCGTAAAGGAGTTCAAGGGAAGCAAGGAGGAGGAACGCAAAAAGGTAACCGAACTCAACCGTACATACGGCGAAACGTTCGGCTACTACCAGACATTGAGCGAATGGTACGATACGCTTATGAAAAAGAGTTCCGACTATATCGAGGTGCTCGTACTGGAACAGAAGGCCCGGAAATGGCTTGACAAGGCCGTAGAGGAGAGCGATAAGGCCGACAAGCTGAAAGCGGAAGGTGCGGAATCCCACCGTCCATGGTTCGGTGCCGGCGGTAAAATCCACAAGTTCTTCGGCGGAGGTTCCACCAACCAGTTCGGTAGCGACCCTGCTTCCGTAGCTTACAACAAAAAGCTCAAGGACATCTATGATGCGGAAGAGGATGCCCTCAAACGTGCGGAAGAGTTTCAGGATAAAGCCGCCCGTATCAAGGAGGGAACAAATATCAATACCGTAGTTTCCGGTTCGGTGGAAGAATTGGAAAACAGCATAGCGGAGAAACGCAAGGCGCTGAAGAAACTCACAAACAAGGAGGATTATGAGGCGGCCATGAAAGTAATAGAAGCCGAGGAGAAAAAGCTGGAAACCATTACGGGAAAGAAAAACAAGGACGGTGGCAGGAATGCTTCCGACTATCAGGATGCTCTTTCCGATGCCCGCCTGCGTGCACAACGTAAGCTGGAGGATGCCCGTATCGCCCTGATGGCGGAAGGCAGCGCCAAACGCAAGGCACTGCTCCGTCAGGAATACGAGCAGACGCTTGCCGCCATCGACAAGGAAGAACGGGAGCTGCTCTCCAGGCTGGAGAAATCGAAAAAGGCCGGCAATCCGATAGCCCCCGGGGAGGCTGACCGGATAAGGCAGGACGCTTCCTCACAGCGTGTGGTTGCCGGCGTGCAGTATATGCAGGATGTCTACGACGAGGAGAAGCAGTTCCGGGAAAAGGACCGGCAGGCGTGGATAGACTACAACAGGGAGTACGGCAGCTACCAGGAGAAACGGCTGGC